AATGTATCTATAACATATTTATACCTCAATCTTTGTATATTAGAAGATAATCTACCTATACCATATTTATACATTTCATTACGAGAAACATCTCCATCTCTCAATAACATTTCCTCTATTATTTTATCTTGACAAGCATCATAATCCATTTTTTTTATTTATTATTTATATATTCATCTAATTTAATTTCCATTTGATTAACTAAAAAGTCTGTTAAAGTTATATCATCCATTTTTAGATAACCTATAAGTTTGTTTTTCATCTCCTTTTCTACGCTAAACATAAATTTTGCCATTTTTTCACTCATATTTATTTTGATAATTTATTAAATGTATTTTTTATTCTTTTCAGATGATTTTTTAATTCTTTTTTATCTGTTTTTAATTCTTTTATGAATTTCTCGTGTTTCCACATAGTGTAATTTAATGATGACATTATTATGTCAAAATCTTCTATTGTTTTTTGACTTTCTTTATTAGATTTTTTATCATTATTTCTCCCTTAACAAATCCCTCTTGAAGTTTTGTTTGCATTATTTTACTAGGATAGATTCTATATATTAGTATAGACTTATTAAAATTAGGATTGTAAAAAACTAAATCAAACCATTTTCTTCCAATAACGAGTAAATTATTCTGCACTTGCCACTTATATGTAGAATCAATAGCACTTTCTCCATTTAAAAGCATCTTAAAATAATTAACATCATTAGGGCATTTAATCTCTACCCCCCCGTCTTTTCCCACAAGTCCGTCTGGCGAACAACCTACATATTTATTATATTCTACAAAACCAACTTCTTTAACCTCATTCCCCGTTTCTAATTCATAAATTGACCTAGCTTGTGGTTCTAATTCATTACCTCTCTCTAAATCTTTATTAGTATAATTTACTCTCTCGGCAGTAGAATAATACTCTGAAACTAACTGATAAATATAAGTTTCTAAACCTTTACCAGCATTTCCTATTGCTGTTCCATGGGATGCAGTCATTTTTAATTCCCTTAATTTAAACCATTCAGGAGTTTGTTGGATTAAGTCATAATGATAAATTGGATATTTATTTTCCATCTTTTATAAGTTTAGTTTTTTTAGCCACTATCAATTCATTAAATGTTGCCTTGTCTTCGACCTTATCTTTATTCGCTAAATAATATTCCCTTAACTCTTTAACTGTTTTTATTTCCTTTATTTTTCCTGCTTCTTTTATTTCTTCTATTGGTTTTTCTAGGTCATAATTCTTATTATCTTCTTCATCCATTTTTTCGTAAATATCTGAAAAATGTAATTTAACTGCTTTTCTTATTAAAGTTTTATAGCTCATTTCGGCATACCAACTTTTCCAAATAAAATCAGTTTTTGCAATTCCCCTATGTTTATCAAATTCATCTTTATTCAATATAGTTATGAATTCTCCTCTTTTGTTTTTAATTACTACATACCCACCAGTTATTTTATCAACATCTCTATCAAAAGGATTAAGAATATTGTGTTGATATAATACACTTCCACTTTCTTTTGCTACATTAAAAGTATCGCCTTCATAAACGAGTTGAATATCAATTTTAGTTTCAGGATATGCTAGGAGCATTTTGTTTTTATAAGCTATGTAATCATACTGTATCCCCCTATAAGACAAGGTTATATGAATACCATCAAAAACTAATCCCTCTTTATTTACTGCTCTAAATAATTCAGATAAATTATCAGCAGTGTAGTTATTTATAAAAGAGTTTTTTGGGTCTTGTGATGTTTTATATATATAATTTATATAAGTATTTACTTCTTCGTGGTTGTAATCTTTTAGAAGTTTTTTTATTTCGTTAAATATTGTATTGTCCATATATTTATATTTATTTAATTACATTCATTTAATTGTATTTCTTCTACTAGATACCCTATTTGGTCATCTAATATCTCATTTGAAATTTCGTAAGAAGCTAGTCTTATAATTTTTTCTAGGGTTAATTTTCCTAGGTCTGTATCTTTTGTAATCCATTCTTCTATATCTCTCCTATCCCAGAATCCATTATCGTGTAATTTGTTTATCTTTTCTATTTTTGTGTCTACATCTAAACCATATTTTTCTAATAAAGTTTGATATTCTTCTTCGCTGTCTAGCTTAGAATCTATCATTTGTGAATTTGGGTCTTCCATACCTTTTTTTTATTTGATTATATTATTAATTTATCGTGTAAGTCTTGATATTTTTCGATAGACTTTTGGAACCTTTTAGTTCTAGTTGTCCCATAAAATGTTATATTTAACTCGCACATATCTATTGCATCTTCTAGTGCTAAAATAACAGTTATTAAGTTTTTTTCATCTAATCCTTTCATAATTTTTTATTACTTAGTTATGTATATAGTATACCTTATGTATATATACTGTCAAGAAAAGTTATGCACAGGTTTTTTTAGCTTATGTAAGCCCTTTAATATCTCCGTTGTTATTGGTGAACGCTTATAAATTCCAACTCCTTCTTGTCCTTTTTTAAATCTGAACTTTGCTCCAGATTCTAAATTCTTATAAGTTTTATTTTTCAAAGCTAAATCTCCTTTCATTTTCCTATACCATTCTGGACTTACACCTCTCTTAACTTCTAAATTAAATTTCTCTCTGTATTCCCTTGCTGTCATGTGGTGGACTTGTCTTACGTGCATTCCAACTTGAACATACCATTGACCACAGATTAAACATTGACATTTATGTTTTGGGTCTGGAGTATTTGCAATTTCATCTCTCTTGGCTTTTTGCCAAAGCCTCATATATTCTGTTTTATTCATATTATTTTATAAATTTTTTAAAATCATACTCTTATTTCCTTGTTTATCTATAATTTCTTTATAAGGGCTGTCTTGTGTTTTTTCTGTTTCTGCTCTACATCCACATTTCTGACCTCTTTCATGCCAATTGCCAAAACTACATTTCCAATCCCCATTCTTTCTTCTAGTTACTTCTTCTAAAGTGTTAGCTTCAAATATTCCAACTACATCTGCTGTGTTTATCATTTCATTTCCTATTTCTACAAATCCTTTACCATTATTCTTTAGAAAACCTTTAAGACTTAGTATTCTTTCTTCTTCTAACCATAAGTTAATACCATTTCTCATAGAGATACACATTAGTTTTTTTGTTAAATCATTCATATTATTTTATTTACTTAATAAATAGATTATATTTTATGATTGATTATTTGTTCCATTTTAAATTCTTCTTCTGCTTGGTCTTGCCACTTTTTCCTATCTTCTAATTCTTGCAATGTATATTTTTTACAATATTCTTGTAATTTTTTATGATTATTTCTACTACAAAAACCAGCACATTTATTATCTTTTGAAGCTAATGGAACGCCAAATCTATCATTTTGGTTTATTTCTTTCATATATTTATATTTTAATATAATTATTAGTCTTGCCTTTGTTTTTAATTATTAGTTTATTTATATTTCGTTCTAGTTCGGTTGGTTTAGTTATACAATAGTATTGGTCTGGATTATCTATAGCCCATTTAATAAGGTTCTCAGTTTTCTCATATCCATACTTCTTAACAAACCTTTCTAAAACTCCACGTTCTGTTTTGTTTTTAAAGATATTCTCATAAGTGAGATTTACAGTTTTAAATAATTCTATAAGGGGGTTTATATTTTGCAAAACTTTAGGTTTGCTAATCTTATTCTTATCATTCTTTTCATTCTTATCATTCTTGTTAGTGGTTGCTTGTTGGTTGCTTGTTGGTTGCTTGTTGGTTGTTTTGTTGGTTACTTTATCTGTTGGGTTTATATCATAGACTATGTCAGATATGAGCTTACCTATTGTTCCCTTGTTGGTTGTTTTAAAGGTTACAATTTGATACTTTTCCAAAAAAAGTTTTGAAGTCCTATATTCTTGTCTTGACATTCCATAATTTTTATAATCTCCTAAAAGACATTCTCCTATTTTTAAATTATCAAAATGTTCTTCATTTGTTCTTCTTGCCCTTAACGCTATAATAGTTAAAAGAATAAAGGCATTTTTATTACTAAAAATAAGTCCTTCTATATATTTATTTTCTCTATTCAATTTTATAAATTTTTCTGACATTTGTTTATTATTTATATAAAAAAGCACAAGAAATCTAGGGGAAATCCTGTGCTTTTTCATACAATTAAATTTTCCCCTAGTTATATTTAATTGCCTTTTAAATTGTTAATTACATTATAGCACATTTACATTTTTTTCTATAATGTTAAATAAGAGAAGACGATTAGCTGAGTAATGTTGAGGTCTATAAGTATTCAGAAAAAATAAAAGGTTATGAAAACTCTATTGCAAAATTTTTTGGTATCTAACACTATTCAGCGTGTCTATACTATCTTGCGATAATATCCCAGCCATATATATGACACCTTTTTTATAGATATATGGTAGTCGCCTCCTTTTATTTAACATTATATCTCTATTATACACCAACTAAATAATAATTCAACCAATAGTTATACACAGCCACTAATATAACCTGGGCTATAGCTTAATAGAGTTATGCACAGGGTGTTGAAACACTGGTATTCACAAATATAAATAGTTGTGATATAATTAAAGTATGAAAAATGATACAAAACCATTAAGAGATAAATTATCAAAAGCATGGAGCATCAGAATTAAAAATAATGCAGAACATAGATGTGAGAGATGTGGCTCAATGTATAATCTATCACCCCATCATATTATAGGAAAAGCAAACACTGGATTGAGATGGGAAGAAAAGAATGGAGTATGTTTATGCTTCGATTGTCATAGGATGGCTCACGATAAACCTGATAAATTTAAAAAGGAATGGCTCTATAAATATATAGGTAGAAAAGTATATGATGATTTAGTAGTTGAAGGCTCTCAGATATGTAAAATGAGAAAAGAACAGATGGAAGAATTATTAAAGAGTTTAAATAATTAATATAATCAAATGGATGAAGATTTATTACCTATATTAGAAAAATTAGATATAGTAATAGAACTATTAGAAAAAATGGCTAATCCGATTATTATATCAAACGAATTTGTAGAGCCAAATGAAACACCTAATAATCCTAATTGTGCCCCTATGTGTTCAGAAGGAGAAGTGCTTTTAAATAAATAAAGTAAAAAGAAATCACATAGTTATCATATAAGGAATAAGCCAAGGTTAGCAAAGATATAGTATAACTACATAAATATATATAAATTAATCATATAAGAATGGAAGTAAACGATTTAATAATAAAAGGCACACTAACAGATATGGATGTAAAAATAACACCTAATAATTGTGTTAATTTAGTGTATACATTAGATGGTGAGAGATGTTCAATTATTTTACCAATAGAATCATTTATAAGAAAATTTTTAGATATATAATATGAAAACCAAAACCATAACATATTTGGATGAAATAGCACAACATATAATAGCGTTCTTTTTTGGGTATACAGTGATTCCCATTATATTAAAAATAATAAAATAAAATGATAAATGTGTAGAATTATATCCTAAAGAAATGGGATATACAGCTGAGCCAATAATTAAACAAAGAGTTCCAGACAGATATAGAACAAAAGATAAAACTTATATTGTGGATGTAGCAAAAGATATAAAATAAATATTTATTAATACAGTAAAATAATATGTTAAATATAAAAGATAATGAATTATTAATAAGAACACTTATACTGGACGGTATATTTGACAAGAGAAGAAATAAAAAGAAATTAATGAAAGAAGTAGATGAGATATATGAGCTATTTATAAAAATAAATAATATAAAATAGAATGGTAGAAATAATAAGCCGACCACCTATACGCACAAATAGATTCTTGGATAGAAAATTAAGAAAAGAGATAAGAAAAATAAATAAAGAGAATAAGAGAAAAGAAGCACATATAAATATATGTCCAGAAGAATGGTTTAATGATGAAGAAAAGAAAAGAAGAGATGCTAGAATACTTAATAAAGCAATCAATAATATATACGAATACATTAGAAATAAATATAAAATAGAATGAAATCATACTACCAACCAACCTATAGAAGAAACATATTTGTAATAGAATATAAAGATATAAATGATGTTCATAAAGAAATAAATCAGGGGATAAAAGAAAATAAGATAGAGATGGATAAAGACGATAAGATTATAGATACTTTATATCAAGAAGATATATCAGGCTATTCAATGGTATTACATAAGACTGATAGAATAATATATTTAATAGGAATCAATACAAAAATCTGTAAAACTAATAAAGAAAAGAATCTAACATTAATACACGAATTGATACATACAATATATAAGATATATAAAGGAATCGGAGTAGATAGTGTAGACTGTGATGGTATAAGCAAGAATGAACCAGAAGCATATTTAATATCAGAGTTATATAAAGAATTTCAATTTTAAAATATGAACAGAAAATTTATAAAATTTTATTTAGGAGATGATGAATCAGTAGATACTTATGTTAATGATATATTAGAAAAAGATTCTCATTATATGTATGAAGATATTAAAATGTCTAATACAGATGAGAATAATACTTTATATTTATTAATACTAAAGAAAGATAATATAGTAGAATCTAATTTTAAAGATATGGAAATATTATGATTATGAAATATACTGCAGAACCAACAATTAAACAAAAAATTCCTGATAAATATATTATTTCTGAAACAGAAGTTTTAAGAAAAGAATTAAAGGGAATAAAAAAGCAATTAAGAATAGTAACAGATATAGTAGTATTTTGTTTAGGATATATATTAGCAGATATAATAATGAAACTAACATGAGTGATTTAATTAAACAAAACAATAAGGATGACAAAATCATAATAGATGATGATGGTAATGAAGTTATTAAGAGTGATAAAGATGGAAGATTTAACAAAATGGATGAGGTAATTGATATGAATGGAGTAATAACAAAGAGGTTACAAAATGCAGGAGAAATGAAGAAAGGAAATGGTAAAATGACAAGTGAAGTAATAATGCTACTTAAATATTCACTAACTATGGGGTGTACTGTAAAGGAAGCATGTTTATTCGCTGGAGTATCAGAATGGAACTATTTTGATTGGAGAAAACGCTATCCCAAATTGTTTAAAGGTATAGAAAACCTAAAGGATATGCCAGTGTTGAAGTCTAGGTTTACTATATGGAAAAATCTTAATACTGTTGAAACTGCAAAGTGGTATTTGGAGAGAAAAAGGAAAGATGAATTTAGCATAAGGAATGAGAATTTGAATTTAAATATGAATGCTAATTATGATTCATTATTGGATAAGATAGAGAAAGGGGATGCAGAGATTGTAACGCAAGATGTAAAGGGTGAGGTATTGGAGAAAGTAGATAAGATATTTGATGCTCATATCGTAAATGCAGAGAAAAAGAAGGAAAAACATAGGCAAAACTTAAAGAGAAACAAGATAATAGAAAAGAAGAATAAAGCTAAAAAACAGGCAAATAATTGATGACTAGGAACAAAAAAAGATTCCCCGAGAAAAAGGGCAATACTTGGCTAACATTAGCAATCACGAAATGGGATATTTTAGGCTTAAAATCAGTTCAATAGTTTGGAACTAGGAAGGCAAAAAATTCTGTATTAT